GTTCGAGTCCCTAATGGCGCACCAATAAAACCCTGTAATTGCAATGATTACAGGGTTTTGATTTTCTCTTGACTACATTTTGACTACATTTTTGTTTATTTTAGCTGCTCATAAAAACCATCAAGTTTTTGCGATACACTGTGGTCAGCGTCCTTGAAAAGGTATTCATAAACCTCTTGTGTAATCCTTGTGTTAGAATGGCCAAGCCTACGTGATACATCAAAGATTTCCACACCAAGACTGGACAACATGGCAGTGTGTGTGTGCCTGAGGTCATGAATAGTTGCAGGCTTAAGATTGTTTCTTTCTAGGAATCTTTTAAACCACCTATAGGTATTATTTGGGTGGTGTGGCTTCCCGTTGACGTTTACAGCGACATAACCACTCTCATGGTAATCTTCTCCCAATAATGCTTTCTGCTCTTTCTGGAGCGATTTTAAGCGCCTCAATATGTCAGAAATAAACTGTGGGAAGGATACTGTTCTAATAGAGTCGGCAGTTTTAGGTGTATCCTCAACCACACCAACATCGACAACCGATAAGCGTTCTCGCTCAATCTTTAGAGTGTTGTTTTCAAAATCTATATCAGTCCATTTCAGTCCCATCGCTTCACCAGCTCTAATGCCAGTAAATAAGATTAGTAAGATTATAGTAGCATGAGTCGGGCCAGTCTTAGTATCAAGTTCATCGGAAAGCAACGCAATCAATTCTTTCACTTCGTCCTCTTTATAGAAGTCCTTTTGGACTTTGTATTTCTTTGTTGCTTTAGGAACTCTTACATGATCGCAAGGGTTTTTATCGACCAGTTCCAGATCATAAATAGCATATCTATATAAAGTGCTTAAAAAAGACAGAGCGTTTTTAATAGTTTTTGGTGACAACTTTCCCTGCGTTTTTTTATTCACTCCTTTTTCGGACAAATTCTTAACCCAATCTCTTACATTCACCCTTGTTATTGCGTTAATTCTTCTCGATCCAAAGGACTTTTGGATTTGATTTTTATATAGCGATTCATACCGTTTTGCTGTGGATATTTTCAGTTCGGATTCCATACCGCCATTATGTAACAAATAGTTCTTGTATAAAGCGTCAAGCGTTGTTGTATCCGCTGTGACTACCTTTCCAGCCATGATATCTGCAAGAAAAATAGCTTCTTCAATCTTTAATTGTTTTTTCGTAGTATTTTCTACTTCTCTGTAGTAACGCTGTGGTGTTCCATCAAACTTCTTACCATGCGTAATCGTTATCTGGACTTTCCCATTTCGCTCTTTGAAACTTGCCATTGTATCCTCCTTTCGGGCAAAAAATGCCCCGAAATTGACAAACTGCGGTTGCGATGATACAATTTGATTGCGAAGTCGTGCTGTATCATGCAGCCGATTATAACTTCCGTCTCTAGTAATAGGGACGGTTGTTTTTTTATTGTTGATTGATTCTACTGTTTATGTCCGCTAACAATTCTTCTCCATACAAGTCTCCATATTTGTCTTTAGTAATGACTTTACTATGGAGCAAATCTTTAATATATGCAACGGTATTCTCATTCACATCTTCACAATGCATAGCAGCATAAAGATATGTTGAATATGCAGCCTTTCCATATGCTGTCAGTGAATACTCGTTAGAGGTTTCAGTCTTTTGCAAAATAGTATATTGATTCTTTGATATTATATCATCCATATAATTGGATAATGTTTCTCCAAGGAAATCTGAATTATGAAGATATGCTTTTCTATTCAAATATGATGGTTCTGAAGATTCGTTAGCATATAGCTTCTGCATATTAGCTTTATAGTCATTAAAAATTGACATTGCATATTCTCGGCCTTCTGATGTTAATGGATTCAATAAATCTCTAACCTCATATTCAAAGGCTACATTAGAAATAAAGTATATTCTATCTTTAAGGCATTTCCATCTGTAAAATCTGGTGGACAGAACCGCAAGCAATACACTCATACAAACGAGGAAGGCAGAAACGATATTATTTTCCACTTTAGTAGCATAGATAAATAATGTTGCAGGAATTATCAGCAACAAGATATTTCTGATTATAGAGTTAATCATAGATTTGTCCATAATAATCTCCTTATAGCATTAAAATTTCGCTCTTAGTTCAATCACTTTTCCTAATATTTCAACAGGGAGGGATTTCACGTCTTCTTCAGAGTATCGTTTTACAGGATATGACGGATTGAAAGGGACCAGCGTTATTCCACCCTCATCATATTTCTTCACTTCTTTAATTGTGGCATCGTTTCCATTTACAATAATTACTGCCACATCGCCACATTCAATATCGCTTTGCTGACGGACGATTACAACATCTCCTTCAGTAATCCTAGGTGCCATACTATCTCCTTTTATTTGTAGAGCGAAATGTGTTCCGTTTTGAGCCATCGCTGGGGTGATTTCTTCCCAGTCAAGTATTTCTTCGATTGCATCTACAGGTATACCAGCCTGAACTCGTCCCAATACTGGAATTCGCACGGCACTTAATTGTCTATTGTCAATCACAGGAATTGATTTTTCCAAGGCAACAGAATATAGTTCTGGCATAAATTCTTCATCATAAAATAGTGTCGCAGGATCAATACACAATGCATCTGCTAATTTAATTTGTATATCTCTCTTGATGTTAGACACTACACCTTTTTCATATTTGTTGATAGCAGCACGTTGCACTCCCACCTTATTTCCTAATTCTTCTTGTGTTATATTGAGACCAGTCCTTAGGATTCTTATTCTTTCACCAATAGGAACATTCATTCTATCTCCTCCATTCATTGTATCTTAATTGTAACATATTTTTTGCAAAAATCAAGAAAAAATATCTTGACAGGAAACAAATAATGTAATAGAATGATTGTATCTCAAATAGATACAAAGGAGGTGGAACGGTGAATAAGAAGTTATTGAAGTCATATATCATGAAATATGATGAGAAGCAAGAAAATTTAGCAAAGGCAATGGGACTTTCATTATCATGCCTCAACGCTAAAATAAACCGAAAGAATACAGAATTTAACAGGGATGAAATTCAGTTTATTATGGAACGGTATAACTTGAGTCTAAGAGACATCAGGGATATTTTTTTTGCTAGCGATGTATCTTGTAAAGATACAAAGAGTGCAAATGAATAAGAAAGAAAGGAATTAACGATTCAGTGAGCAGAAACAATGAGATTGTCAAGTTAGTAAAAGAAAAACGAGAGGATCTAGAATTAACAAGAGCAGATTTAGCTAGAATGCTTGGCTGCACAACAAGAATTGTACGGTACTGGGAAAATGGAGAACGAGGCATGTCGATTGACATGGCAGACAAAGCACTAAGATTGCTAGGAATTAGTTATACCTTAGGAAAGCGAAAGGAGAGGGCAAATGATTGAGAAGCACTATAATGCCAAAGAGGTTATGGGTATGTTGCATGTTGGCCGAACAACCTTGTGGCGAATGACTAATAGGAGCGAACTGACTCCAATATGGATTGGTGGACAGAGATTGTTTGCAGAGAGTGACATAAAAAATTTCATAGAAAGGAGAAAAGGAAGCCATGAAAAGGTTTTTGAAGAGAAATATGTTTAATATACCATTTGTGATTGCTTTGGTGCTAACGATGGGGATAATGGGTGGCTGGGAGATGCAGGATGAAATGGCTTACGCAGAGAAAGAGAATGCACTGCCATATGTGTTGACGGTTCAGGAGCAGATAGAGCTGAAGTGTTATGAGTATGGTATCGATCCAGAGATTCCACTTGCCATAGCAAAACTTGAAACGGGACATTTTACCAGCAAGGCATTTCTACAGCACAACAATGTTGGTGGATTATCTGTAAACGATGTACCACTTGCATATGACACAGTTGCGCAGGGAGTAAATGCATTTGTATCAAACCTGGCCAACAATTATTTTGACCAAGGATTAAACACAGTAGAGAAAATTGCAAACAAATACTGTCCACCAAATGCAAGTAAGTGGACAACAGTAGTGAACCAATTATTAAAGGAGGAACAAAAATGAAAGGTGAATGGAAAGTAATGAGCAACTGTATTGGAGCAGACAAGTTTTATCAGGTGGCACGTGTTAGAGATGTGGAGGCCGTTATGCACTCAGGTAATCTGGAATACGTCGAAGGTGTATTTGAACTAAAAGACGAAGCACAAGAAACTGCTGATCAGATGAACGAAAGTGAAAAAATAGATGTGAAAAGATTGATTGAACTAAACACAGAATTAATTGAACTATACAAGAAAGGGATTCTTAGTGCTTGCGGTGGTGAAGCAAGGATACATGTTACCCAGGAAGCTTTTGAAAAAATAACCAAGGGTATGCATGTGGAGAAAGAAGCACACTCAGAAAAACATGTTAAGTGCTTTGTGACAATCGATGGGGTTAGAATCTTTCACTTAGAAGAGGTGAGACAATGAATCAAAAAATAAAGAACGACTGCAAAGCAGCCGAACTAAATAACCAATTAGATGATACCACTAAAATGATGGTTTTGTCAATGCTTAGCCCAAAACCACAGTCTAGATACATAATAGCAAGTGCTATTGGTATCACAGAGAGAACCTTTAGGTTAGCGGTAAGAGAACTTAGATTAGAGGGGCACCCAATTATTGCGGTGTCCCGGGGCAAAGGCTATAAGCTTGGGACTAGAGAAGAAGCCCTAGCTAATGCAAGAGAATTGAAATCAAGGGCGTTCGACCTGCTGAAGACTGCAAAGGCACTAGAGGGCGTTAACCCTGATCAATTAACTTTGGAGGAGGTAATGGGGTTATGATGTGGTGTGAAAGATGTAGCGAAGCGATAGAATCAGTGATTTATCATGAATATGACATTCCAGATGTAAATGTCGGAGGGTACAGAAAAGATGCTTTTGAGAAGTGTCCAGAGTGTGGCAGTGTAGTTTTCGATGAGCCAAGCTGCTGTGTGATGTGCAAGAGACCGATAGCACCAGATTTAAACTTATGCGAATCATGTGTTAGTGACTTGCGCAAAGATATAAGCGAAAGAGCAGAGAAGAATAACACCTCAGAAGAAGATGTTAAAGACGGATATGCAGAACTGATAAATATGGAGGATTAAGATGTTAAAAACATATGAAGAAATGCGGAAAGTGGATGTATCTGCTTTTGTTGAACAAAGAGATGGACTGGATTATCTGAATTGGGCAAGATGTGTCGACCTGCTGCACGAAAATGGGGCAGAAAAAGTGTATTTTACACCGTTGCTAACAGAAAAAGGCTCCAGTTTGTTCATGACTGATAAGGAATTTAAGGATAAGAACGGTAACACTAACCAATGCTATGAAGTTGGTGTACATATTGTCATTGACGATTTGGAGTTTGATATGAGAGGGCCGTTGATGAATGCAGCAAATCCAGTTAAGGATAATTCGCTTAGTCAGCAAAGGGTTTGGAATTGCCAAACAAGGCTCTTTGTTAAGGGAGTGGCTATTTATACTGGTTTAGGGTTTAATTTGTGGCTTAAGGAGGAACAAGCACTTGATACTATCGGAAGCAAGTTTGATGACATGTCACAGCATAATATCCTAACCGTAAAAGAACGCATTGAACAGCTTATTACTCTAAAGATGGATGGCGGATTAACCCTGCAGGAAATTGCCGATAAGACGAAGATGGGCACGGATGACAATATCCGAGACTTATTGAAATCGCTTACCAGAGTTTACAACTTTGAAGGGATGCTGAAGACGTTATGATAGCAGATAAAGACAGGGCATGGTGGTTCGGAGCCAGTGACACTAGCATGATAGTCGGAAACTGGAAGACTGCTACATTTAAGAAGTGGTGGCTTGAAAAACTGGCACTGAGGAAAAATGAGATTAACACCAAAGCAATGAAATGTGGCAATGCTTATGAAGGGAAAATCCTTGATGCTATTGGATGCGAGAAGGATTTGCAGTTGTTACTTCCTGATTTAAGCCTAAGGGTTAATCTGGATGGCAATACGGCTAATATGATCTACGAGGTTAAGACGCACAAAGAGGACAAGGAATTTAAGGTAAGCAAGAACTATTGGAGACAATCACAAGTGGAGATGTTCGCCTTTAAGGAAGTGAGAAAAATACTTCCATACTTATTTATCGTGGCTTATCCACTAGGTGAGCAGGAGTATCTAAACTATTTTACAGAGGTCGATATAGAAAGGGCGAAATTTATACCAGTGGCGTATGATGAGAAATTTATACTAAACGACTATCTGCCAAAACTAACATACCTAAAGGTGTGCATGGAAAGGGGTGCGATGCCATGAGCAAGATGAGCAAAGCCTGTGAGATATCTCCAAAGGTGAGGCGTAAAGTTTGGGAAAGAGACGGAGGCTGCTGCATTATATGTGGCAACCCTAGAGCGAAGGCAAACGCTCACTATATCCGCAGGAGCCAAGGCGGACTTGGAGTTGAACAGAATGTAGTTACGCTTTGTCAGCAGTGCCATGATGAGTTTGATAATGGGAGTAAGCGTGTCGAGAATGGCAATATGATCAAGGAATATCTAAAGGCATGCTACCGAAATTGGGATGAGAAGAAGCTATATTATGATAAGTATGGGTGGATGAAATGAGCGGACAATTATTAGTAAATGAGTTAAATGAATACAGCACGGAACTATCAAGCGGTGTCCGCTTAATGGCGAAGTATGGGAAAGAATATGCAGCAGCTGAAAGTGATTACAAAATAGCGTTGATGCAAGAGTCTTTAAAACTTCGAGATGCAGGAATGGCCGTAACACTGATAGATAAGGTTGTGTATGGCAAATGTGCAGAACAAAGACTTAAGCGTGATATAGCAGAAGTGATGTATAAGAGCGCACAAGAGAACGTTAATTCAATTAAGCTACAGATGCGTTTACTAGACGCACAGATTAGCAGAGAATGGGGGTGCAATTAGTGGCAAGTACAGGAATACCTTACTTCCCACTCGAATGCCAACTAGATGAAAAGATACAGCTAATTGAAGCTGAATTTGGACTGACAGGGTTTGCAATAGTCGTTAAGCTTTTCCAACGTATTTATGGAGGGCATGGTTACTACTGTGAATGGACAAAAGACGTTGTATTATTGTTTTCTGCACAAGCTGTAGGTGGTGGTAATATCGTGTCCGAAATAGTGGAGTCAGCACTAAAGAGAGGAATTTTCTCACAGAAACTTTATGACAAGTATCATATCTTGACATCCAAGGGGATACAGAAAAGATACTTCGAGGCAGTCAGTCGTCGTAAAAAAGTGGAAGTGAAAAAAGAGTATCTCTTGCTTGATTATGCTGTTTTACCAAACAATGTTGACATTTCGAGTAAAAATGTAGACATTTCTGAAGAAAATGTAGACATTTCTGAACAAAGTAAAGAAGAGAAAAGAAAAGAAAAGAAAAGTAAAGAAGAGGAGAGGATAGAACCCTCTGATAGACTTGAAGAAATCAGAACGAAGCATCCATCTGAAAGATTAGAAGAAATCAGAAAGATGATCAGAGAAACTAATAGTGAATATGAAGGAGGTATTGATGTTTAGCGATTGTATATTAGCTGCAGACGGAGGTAAATGTAAAGGCCTTACTGAAAGGCATCCTCTTTGTGGCAGTAAACTTTGTCCGTTTTATAAAACTGAGAAAGAAGAAAGAATAAGTCAGGATTATTGCAGGAGAAGACTAGCAGCACTTGGAGTTGATTTTAAAACCCTGTATAAGCTTGAGAAAAAAGGAGGTAAGTAATGGGATTAGTAATTAAGTGTCCGTATTATCAGAGTGACAAACGAAAAACAATCACTTGCGAAGGCTGTTTAAAGCATTTTAGTGATGTGGAAAAGAAAAAAGGATATTTAAAAAATATCTGTGAAACCAACTATGAGAATTGTAGCTATTTCAAATCATTAAAGCAGCTTTATATCGAGTGCGAAAGCCTAGAACCTAAGGAGAAAAGCTTAAAACTTAAGTCATTCTATCTAGACTCAAATAAGAAAACAGTTAAACACCTCATTCAGCAGATAGGCATAATGGATAAAAATATTGAGCGTAACATTGAGGTTAAGCAGAATGAGATCGCGAAATTAAGAGTTGAATTGACTGCATCAAATGCTAGAACAAAATATGCTTTTATCGAATTAGCGGCAATGATGTATAGACACAATATCGAATTAATTAACTTAGAAGATATCGTGGAGTTTATAAAAAAATACGACTCGGAATTAGTACCCGAAAAAGATAACCCTAAAATTGTTAAGCTAGTAGTAACGGAAAGAGGTAGTGATGAGCATAAAAATAAAACAGATTAATGGGCTTATGAGCGATGGGAAATCCATCTGGAAAGCTGACGTAACTGTCAGGTTTACATCAGAGAAAATAGGAGAAACATTATCGCTTGAATCGAATGGAGTAATGATAACTGTAGGCTTTGAAGATATTGAAAAAGTAATCAAGAAAGGTAGAAAATAAATGAATAGCGTAATTTTAATCGGAAGACTGACAAGAGAACCAGAAGTAAGATATACATCTGGAACACAGATGGCAGTTGCATCATTTACTGTTGCAATTGACAGACCGGTAAGAGCTGGCGGCGAAAAACAGACTGACTTCCCAAGAGTCACTGTATTTGGCAAGCAAGCAGAAAACTGCGAAAAATACCTTACTAAAGGTAGACTCGTTGGTATTCAAGGAAGACTACAGACCGGAAGCTATCAAAACAAAGATGGCAATACGGTTTACACAACCGATGTTGTAGCAGACAGAGTAGAATTTTTAGAATGGGGCGACAGACCGCAAGGCGGAACCGCTGCTCCAAGACAAAATACATCTTCACCGGATCGAGACCCAGTTGCAGAAATGCCTGACTCCTTCCAAGCAATAGATGAAGATGTTCCGTTTTAGGAGGAAAAAATATGAAACTAAATAAATGGAACTACGAGACACATGCTTACGATGAGTTTATCGTGCCAGATGACTGGAATGTAAAAACATATTCTACAGATATGAATGAAATAATCCATTGTCCGCAGTGTGGCAATACACTAACCTTTGGTAAAGGTTACACAAGCCGGGAGATTCAGACAGAGTATGGAATGGGATATTCAGTTTGCGAAAAATGTTCAAACGAAGAATTTAACAGAGATTGTAAAAATAGATCAATTTAGAGGAGGTAATAAATATGAGAATTAAAGAAATAACCTATCAGAACCGCCGAGACTTTCAGGCAATTTACGAATGCGAACATTGCGGACACACTGTCAAAGGTAAGGGATACGATGATGATAATTTCCACAGAAACGTAGTGCCAGATATGATTTGCCGAAAATGTAAAAAGGCTGCACCTGATGACTTTAGACCAATGGGCACATTATACCCCGAAGGTTACCAAATATAGGAGAAACATATGGGAAAAATGAGCAGAGAAAAAGGCAAGAGTGGGGAAAGAGAACTTGCTAATAAGCTAAAAGAATATGGTTATAACTGCCGCAGAGGGCAACAGTTTAGTGGCTCAAATGGAGATGCTGATGTAGTCGGACTACCCGGAATACATATAGAATGCAAAAGGGTCGAAAAACTAAACCTGTACGATGCTGTGGCACAATCCAAATCCGATGCACGAGAGGGAGAAATGCCGGCAGTATTCCACAGGAGAAATAATGCAGAGTGGCTTGTAACTATACCATTGGAGCATTTTATGGAGATTTACAAAGAATGGGAGGCAGGACAATGCAAAGAGTAAACTACGGAAAGATGGTAGACCTTAGCCGAAAGCTAGACGGAAAAACAGATATATATGCTGTGGATAGTCTGCTGCATAGTAATCTGAAATACATTATTCGAGCAGATGAATTTATCGTGGCCTATGATGATGGCGAAATGAGGCATCGCTTAGAGGATATAAAACACGAGGCTGAAATGTATGTACCTAAAGTAAAGGCTGAGATACTGGCGATTTATGATGATATAAAAGACCTTATGAGAATGGGAGTGGCGATATGAAAGGGCAGATAAACCTACTTGACGAAATGATCATTGACAACTTCGCAGGTGGCGGCGGCACATCTACTGGGATTGAATTAGCAGTAGGACGTCCAGTCGACGTGGCAATCAACCATGACCCTGCATCAATACAGATGCACTGTAAAAATCATCCGTACACTCGTCATTACTGCGAAGACGTGTGGGAAGTTGACCCAAAGGAAGTAACACAAGGTAGACCAGTAGCCCTTTGTTGGTTTTCTCCAGACTGCAAACACTTTAGCAAGGCTAAGGGCGGAAAACCAAGAGAAAAGAAAATCCGAGGACTTGCCTGGGTAGCAGTCAGGTGGGCAGCAACAGTTAAGCCAAGAGTCATTATCCTGGAGAACGTAGAAGAATTTAAGACTTGGGGTCCACTCAATGATGAAGGATATCCAATAAAGGAGCAACAGGGCAGGACTTTTAGGAGTTTTATAAACGCACTTAAAAAATTAGGCTACGAAGTGGAATGGAAAGAGTTAAGGGCTTGTGACTATGGAGCGCCGACAATTCGAAAACGATTCTTTCTAATTGCGAGATGTGACGGAGAGGAAATCATATTCCCAGAGCCAACACACGGAGAAGGATTAAAACCATATCGAACTGCTTCTGAATGTATTGATTGGAGTATACCAACCAAAAGCATCTTTGGGCGCAAGAAACCACTTGCAGATAATACAATGGCAAGAATCGCAAGAGGCACGGATAAGTTTGTCATTAAGGCAAATAAGCCATTTTTAATCCCAGTAGGATACGGAGAGCGAGAAGGACAGAAACCGAGGCTACATAACATCGAAGACCCACTAAGTACGATTGTGTCCACAGTAAAACAGGCATTGGTTACACCTCACCTAATTCAGTATCACACAGAGACAGCTAAAGGAGAGCATAGAGGACAGAAACTCACCGAACCAATCATGACAATAGACGGAAGTCCACGATATGGATTAGCAACAGCCTATATCAGTAAGTATTATGCAGGAGGCTACAAAGGTGCAGGGAGTGGTATTGATGAACCAGTACCAACAGTAACGACGGTTGACCACAACAGCCTTGCGGCAGCATATTTAGCAGAATACTACAGCACAGGGAGACCGATTAGCGTAGAAGAGCCATTACATACGGCCACTACGAGAGACAGAAACGCATTAATCCAAGTGAAGGTGATAAGGGCGGAAGATGAAGTGGATTTACAACATTGGCCAGGAGTGAGAGCGATGTTAAATCAGTACTGTGACTATGATTTGAAAGACGATGAGGTGCTAGTGTTCGATATCGCCGGAATCTTGTACTTTATAGCTGATATTGGATTACGCATGCTAGAGCCAAGAGAGCTGTACAACGCACAAGGCTTTCCGCCAGATTATTGCATAGACTTTGATGTAAACGGCAAAAAATACAGCAAGAAAGAACAGGTTGCAAGATGTGGAAATAGTGTTCCACCACCATTCGCAGAAGCGTTGGTTAGATCGAATCTGCCGGAAATGTGCGGAAAGAAATATGCAACGATGAACGAGTTAGAAAAAGATATAGCAGTTTAGAAGGGAGAAATAACATGGATGCAATAACATTACTAAAAACACAGAAAATGATATGTGACCATTATACTAGTTGCGGAGACTGCCTATTTTATGAGAATTATTATTGCCAAGTGGATACTGACAAGGACTACGAAGAGTATGTGGAGACAATTGAAAATTGGCTAAAACAACACCCACCAAAAACAAGACAAGATGTGTTTTTGGAGCAGTTTCCGAATTCTAAACTTGACACTGGGACACTCTTTTTAGCACCATGCTACTTAGATGATACGCTGCTTGGTTTAGATTGCAATAGTTTTTGTGATAGAGTTAAAAAGTATGGCAGTTGTTTTAATTGTAAAGTAGAGTATTGGAACGAGGAGGTGGAATGATGGAGTGGATACCATTTAAATGGAGTGATTTAGAAAGACTACCTGAGGAAGACCAAGAAATTTTAGTCACTGATGGGTATTATGTGTGGAAAGATGAATGGATTTGCAACCGTGAGGGATGCTGTTTAGGTTATGGAGACATCGAAACTATAACAGCATGGATGCCACTACCTGAACCGTATAAAGGAGAGTAAATAATGAAAATATACATAGCAGGACAAATAAAAGGCTGGCAGATGTCAAACGGAGCAACGTTGGAACATAGATACGCATGGAGCGTGGGACTAGAAATATTATTGGAAGAGGAGATTAAGAGGAAATAAAAGCATTAAGGCAAGTCAACAAGGCTTGTCTTTTTTATTGCCTTAAGGTAGGAAGGCGAAATATTGCTAAAACCAATGTAAGATATAGTCATGAGTAAGAAAGTGGATTACAGTAAGCTGAAAATTGAATATATAGCTGGAGATATTTCTTATGCGAAGCTAGCAAAGAAACATGGGATTGCCGTAGCAACACTGTCTAAAAAGGCTAGCAAGGAAGGCTGGCACAAGGATAAAGTGAGACACAACCAAAACGTGGTAGAAAAGGCAGTTCGAAAAGCCGAAAATGAGCAAGCCAAGGTGTTTGCAAAGGAATTGGTCACTGTGGGAAAGATAAATGCAGTTCTCGACAAAGCACTAGAGGATGTAATGCAGTTCAATAAATACATCGTTCAGAAGAAAGAAAAGTATTCTACCCCAACACGCCATGATGGAAAACTACTTGACGAGAGACAATGGAGTGAAGTTGAAACCTTCGATAAGATTGATACGAAGGCTCTTAAAGAAGTGGCAGAGACTCTAAAGCTAGTAGAACAAATGAAGCGCTCGATGCAAGGAATTCTCAGTATCGACCAGCAGAAGTCGCTAGAGATGCAAGCACAACGCCTTGAACTTGAAAAACGTAGAGTAGACCAAGGAGAGACTGACAATGAAGTTAAAGTTGTGTTTGAGTCAAAGGACGCTGAAGATGGAGGGTGGACAGAGTAATGGCAGTATTATCACTCCCGAATCCAAATCCTAAACAGAAGGCATTTCTGCAGGCAAGGAAAAAGCATATAGGATTTGGCGGTGCTAGAGGTGGAGGAAAGAGCTGGTCCGTTAGGACTAAAGCCATATTACTCGCACTTAACTTCGCTAAAATTAAGATTCTGATTGTCAGAAGAACCTATCCTGAGCTGATTAATAACCATATCAACATATTAAGGCTGCAGCTCTTGGGCATAGCCAAGTATAACGACAAGGATAAAGTGCTTAAGTTCGGCAATGGTTCAGCGATCAATTTCATGTACTGTGCTCGGGATTCTGATCTTGATAGACTGCAAGGTACTGAGTATGATGTTATATTTCTCGATGAAGCTGCACAGATGACAGAACATCAGATGAAATCTATCACTGCCTGCTGCAGAGGTGTTAACAATTTCCCAAAGCGAATCTATTACACATGCAATCCAGGTGGCCAAGGACATGCATATATCAAGAGAATTTTCATAGACAAGAAATACAAGGCGGGCGAGAATCCAGATGATTATGAGTTTATTCAGAGTCTAGTGACGGACAATGAGGCGCTAATGGCCGCACAGCCTGATTATATTAATCAGCTTGAGGCATTACCACCTAAGCTGAGGGAAGCATGGCTATATGGGAAATGGGATATCTTTGAAGGACAAGTCTTTGAAGAATTTGTGGATGACCCAATGCATTATCAAGACAGAAAAGGAACTCATGTGATTAATCCATTCAAGGTGCCTGAGACATGGAAAATACTCAGAGGATTTGACTGGGGATATAGCAAGCCTTTTTCAGTTGGGTGGTATGCCGTAGACCATGACCATCGGATATATCGCATTAAAGAACTGTATGGATGCACTCAGACGGCCAATGAGGGAGTCAAGTGGACACCGAAGCAAGTTGCTGAGAGAATCCGTGAGATAGAACAGACAGACCCTAACCTAAAGGACAAATCCATCAGAGGAATAGCAGACCCTGCCATATTTGAGGAATCTAAAGGTGAAAGTATTGGCAGAATGATGGAAATGGCGCAAGTGTACTGGGAACCTGCGGACCATAAGAGGATACCAGGGAAGATGCAGTGTCACTATAGGCTGGCGTTTGATGAGAATGAGATACCAATGTTCTACGTGTTCAATACCTGCAGTGAATTCATTAGAACAATGCCCATGCTGATGTATGATGAAAAGAAGGTAGAGGATGTAGATACATCAATGGAAGACCACATCTATGATGAATGGAGATATGTGTGCATGGAAAATCCAATAAACAATGAGAATATACTATTCAGCAAGAAACAGATAGGAACTGATGGTGTCAATGACCCATTGGGAATGCTAGATAAGAATATCCAATATGATCCATATGAATTTTACAGGAGGTAAATATGGCAAAGAAAAAAGAACCACTACCAGAAGAAGTGAATGTAGCGCCTGAGAATAATGATGAGAATGAGTTTGAGAATGAAGTAATCTATGGCAGTGACGAAAGCATTGGCAGGGTAGGACCAATCGGCAAAGAGCAGGTTGATAATGCTCTATCTATGTTTAATGAGTACAAGTCATCCAAGTCACCATTAGAGCTACGTATAGTGGAAAATGAGCAATGGTGGAGAATAAGGCACTGGGAAGCAGTAGGCAAGGTCAAAGGTAAAGAGCAAGACCCTGAACCTGCATCTGCATGGCTATTTAACAGCGTTATTAATAAACACGCTGATGCGATGGACAACTTCCCAACACCAAACTTCCTTCCTAGAGAAAAGAGCGATGAGGAAGTAGCCAAAAGGCTGCAGAAGATTATTCCATGTATCCTAGATGCTAATAACTTTGAGCAGACCTATAGTGATGCATGGTGGTACAAGTTAAAGTTCGGAACATGCGTATATGGAGTCTTCTGGAATAACAGCAAAGAGAATGGGCTTGGAGATGTTGATGTTCGCAAAGTCGATTTGCTTAATTTGTTTTGGGAGCCTGAGATTAAGGATATCCAAGAGTCTGCTAATATATTCAACATAGCGGCAGTGGATAAGGATAGCTTGGTAGAATCATATCCATTCCTTAAAGGAAAAATTACTGATGGAGCCACTAGCGAGGTTGTTAAGTATGTGGCTAGTAACGACAACGGCAATACTAACGACCAAAACAAGGTGATTGTTTACGATTGGTACTACAAAAAAGTCAACGATGGTGGACGCACAGTCCTTCATTACTGTAAATTCGTCGAAGGTGAAGTGATATATGCTTCTGAGAATGATGAAGAATACAAAGATAACGGATTCTATGACCATTCTAAATATCCATTCGTATTCGACACGCTCTTTCCTGTGGAAGATTCTGTTGTAGGATTTGGATATATTGATTGCATGAAGTCTCCTCAGATGTACATTGACAAGCTAGACCAGATTGTACTAAAGAATGCAGCGATGATAGGCAAGCCAAGATTCTTTGCATCTGAAGGCACAAACGTCAATCTAACGGAGTTTTCTGACTGGAGTAAGGACTTTGTTAAGGTGGAAGGCCTCATTGATGAAACTAGACTAAAGCAGATTCAGGTTAATTCCATTCCTGCATATATATATAACCATATGCAGATGAAAATTGACGAACTGAAAGAAACATCAGGCAATCGTGACTTCTCACAAGGTGGAACCCACAGTGGTGTTACTGCAGCCAGTGCTATTGCGGCACTTCAAGAGGCAGGTAGTAAACTAAGCCGTGACATGATTAAAACTAGCTACAGGGCGCACAGGAGCATCAATGAGTTGGTGTTTGAGCTACTCAGACAGTTTTACACTGAAGAGCGCTCATTTAGAATAGATGGCCCTAATGGTGAGTATGACTTCATGTCATTTGCGAATGATGGCATCAGAGAAATGGAAGAAGAGGACCCTATAACTGGCGAACTTGTATCAAGGAAACCTGTATTTGATATCAAGATGCACTCGCAGAAGCAGTCACCATTCTCTCGTGAGGCACAAAACGAGAAGGCTAAAGAGATGTATGGCATGGGAGTATTCAATCCACAGATGGCTACTCAGGCGCTAGCAATGCTTGAGATGATGGAGTTTGAGGGAATCGAAAATATCAAGCAGGTTGTGAAGAAGAATGATGTAGTGGCACAGATGACCATGCAGCTTTGTCAACTGGCTATGGCAATGGCACAGACAGTCGATGGCATCAATCAAGCGAATGGCATGATGGAAAGCAATATGATTGGACAGGTTGAACAGCTGGTATCTGGTATCACAGGACAACCGATGCAAGAGCCTGCTCAAGCTGGTGCAGAAGAAGGAGGACTACCTAAGACGGATAACACGCAGGCCTCCAAGGCTAGAGTAAGAGTAGCAAAGTCCGCAGAGCCTAAGTAGGAGTGAGATATGACAGAGATTAGTCTACACGAAGAAAATAAAGTGGCCACACTAAAGATTAACGGTCATGCAGAGTATAGTGATGATGGCGCAGATATCGTTTGCGCCTCATGTTCTACTCTCTCAGGCACTTTAGCGACAATGCTAGCTAATCTTCCAATCAATGCGAAGATTCGATTTGAAAGTGGATTGACAGAGATTAGGATAAACTACACCTCGCTAGGTATCCATGCGGTAGAAGTGATTAATGCGATTAAGTTTGTCATGATGGGATTTCATCTATTAGAGGAGCAATACCCAGACAATGTAATCGTGATTGAAGGTAGGGAGTCACAATTATTTATGTAATTTGATATAAATAATATGGCAGATCTAATGCGTAGATCACCTCCTTTCTTTATAAGAAACTATATTAAGGACGGACTGCTTGTTTGCTATCGGTCCGCCCTTAATGCAGTTAATGCATGACACGTAGGAAAGACTACAGGAGGATAATATGAAAAAATACTTATTTAACCTACACCAGTTTGAAGGTGAAGGTACAGGCGGAAATGGTGGAGACGCTGGCCACGAAGAAAGCGGAATTGAGGAAGTAGTATACGGTAGACAGGAAGAACCTGCAGGTACAGAAGCCTCAGAAGATAGTCATGACGCTGATGACGACCAAGACGGAGAGCAAGAAAGACGAAAAGCATTCGAGGATCTAATCAAAGGTGATTATAAAGACTTATTCGATGAAAGAGTCCGTGAAAACATTGATAGACGATTCAAGAATGTGCATGATTCCCAAGAAGAACTCAATAGAGTCTCTGAAAGCCTGATGCCTCTATATGAAAGATATGGAGTGGACGCAGGTGATTGGGATGGTCTAGAAGAAGCAATCCGCAACGATACCTCGTTATTTGCAGAGGAAGCAGAGGAAATGGGACTCACACCACAGCAATATCTGTTCGCCAAGAATGCTGAACTGGAAGCTAGACGTGCTCAGACTGAACTCGAAAGAGTAAAGGGTGCACAAGAAGCCCAAAAGGCATATCAAGGGTGGTTGCGTGAAGGTGAGGAACTGAAGAAAACCTATCCTGAATTTGACTTAGCACAAGAAGTGCAGAACGATAAATTCATGGCGCTTTTAAAGCAAGACTGGAATGTAGCAGATGCCTATGAGGCTGTTCATGCGAAAGAACTGATTACTAACGGCATTGGAACTGCTGCAGTAGTAGCACAGAAGAATGTTGTTGACAGTATCAGAGCAAGAGGCATGAGACCTACAGAAAATGGCACTGGAAACAAGGCAGGAGTTATCGTTAAAAATGACCCAAGTAAATTTGATAATCGTGATATGGAGGAGATACGCAAACGTGTATTGAACGGAGAGAAAATCAAGTTCTAATCTCCACCATAGGAAGGAGATATAACATGAAAGATTTATTGAAAAACTTGTTTGACTTGCATCAGTTTGCAGGCGAACTAAACACTAATGTAACTACGCAGACTGGTACGGGACAAGACCTATCTGCAGAAATGAAAGTCTATTACGACAAAGAGTTGATTAGACTTGCTGGTCCTGAATTAGTTCACGATCAGTTTGCTCAGTTGAAGAACATTCCAAAGAACTCTGGCAAGACCATTGAGTTCAGAAAGTATGATTCTTTCGGCAAAGCACTGACTCCATTGGTAGAAGGTGTGACTCCAGACGGCAGAAAGATGAATGTTACTACCATCATGGCTACTGTACAGCAGTACGGTGATTATGTAACCATCTCTGACGTACTTGACTTGACTGCAATCGACAACAACCTGTTAGAAGCACAGGAATTGCTAGCAGACCAGGCAGGCAGAACGCTTGATACCATTACCAGAGAAGTTATGGTTGGTGGTACTAACGTGCTATATGTTGACGGAAAACTATCCAGAGCAACACTTGGAGCTACGAACAAGCTTAAGGTTGCTGACATCAAGAACGGTGTTAGAATCCTGAAGAACGCGAATGCGAAGAAAATCAACGGTGCTTTCTGGGCAATCATCCATCCTGACGTTGAGTATGATATCACCAATGACCCTGATTGGATTAATGCATCTCAGTATGCAGGCTCCACTCAGATTTTCGAGGGTGAGATTGGCAAAATCCACGGAGTGAGATTCATCGAAACTACAGAAGCGAAAGTGTTTGAGAGTGCTGGAGCAGCAGGCGAAACTGTGTATGCTACCATGCTATTAGCTAACAACTTCTACGGAACAACTAAGGTTGAAGGCGGTGGGCTACAATTCATCGTTAAACAGAAAGGTTCTGCAGGTACTGGGGACCCATTGGATCAGAGAGCTACTGCAGGCTGGAAAGCTATCAAAACGGCTGTAAGACTGGTTGAACAGTACGGACTAAGAATTGAGTCTTGTTCTTCTTTTAACGCAGCAGCAGTGTAAAATTAAGGAGGGAAAACTATGGCAGATAAAGAAAATAAGGTAGTAGCGCCAACTACCACCGAAGCAAATACAGCCTTTGAAAAGATGCTAGAGGAAGCACAAGCAAAAGTAGGCGAAATGCTCACTAACGCTGAAGAAAAGGCAAAAGAGATTGTTGAAGATGCGCAGAAGATAGCTGACGAGCTTATGGCTACTGCAGATGCAGGAGTAGTTCAGAGTGCCGAAGGTCCTAGCAAAAAAGAAATTGCTGAGGCTGGTAAAAAAGTATCTGTGGAGCTATTCAAGGACACTAATCTTTACAGAGATGATGTCTATGTGGCTGTTAACGGCGAGAACATCAAGATACAGAGAGGCAAGCAGGTTGAAATCGACCAGAAATTCAAGGAAGTTCTTGATAACTCACGCAGACAAGATGCAGCATCAGCTAATCTAAATGAGCAGCTTAAAGATGACTTTGAGCAGAAATCAACGGCTCTAGAATAGTATATGCAATAGATGGAGAGTGGATGGTTCTACTCTCCATTTTTAATAGGAGATAAAGATGAATAAAAAAGAATTTAACATAGCTGTATCGGTTAAGGATAATAATGCCAAAGTAATAAATGGTGTTATCCAATACGATACAGGCAATCTTTTCAACATAAATATTCTTGATGGCACAGCTCCATTTGACTTCACTGGTTACTCTAACGTCATTATTGAGGTGCTCAAGCCTGATGGAACAGTGTATGTTGATGGGAATGGTGGATATTTAGATGTAATTGATGCAGCTGATGGACTTGTAGCATTCACGTTGCAGCCACAATGCGCTCTAGTTAAGGGTATGCACTTTGTGGCATTGTCCATATTTTCTAATGGTACTAAGGTAACTACTGCAAGGTTTAACTACTATGTTTCTGAGAGCATGGATGAAGGTCAGGGAGATGACATTCTTAGTAAATCTGAATATCCAATACTTCAGCAGCTTATTGCGCAGAACTCAAATATCATTGAATCTGAGCAGATGAGAATAGTGGCTGAACAATTACGTCAAATGGCAGAAGCGTCAAGAGTGAGCGAAACGTCAGGCATATTAGCACAGGCGAAAAAGGCTATCGAACAGGCACAGTCTTACGTCAACAACGTGAAGAATTGGTACGATCTGTTTATGAGTGCAGCTTCAGACATAGGCGAGGTGGATTTGTCTTCGGTAGTTACTAAGACTAACCTGGATGAAGCACTAAGACTCATTGACTGTGGAGAGTTTATCGGTACAGAAAACAAAACAGTTAAGATTCAGAGAGGACTGAGCGAGAACATGCCAGTCTTAAGCGATGGTGAGCTTGGCTATGCTAAAGATGACAAGCGTATGTTTATCGGTACAGAGGATGGGAATTTTGAGATTAATAGTCCTTGCTACATAGTGCAGGCTACTGCACCAGAGGATACTACAGTGTTGTGGATTGATACGGCAAATGGCAACGCTCTGAAGTATTGGAATGGAACAGCATGGCTAGGTACTTCAACCGCAGTATTCGCATAAGGAGGTAACACATGGCAGTAAGTATAGATATTACCATCACGCAAAACAGTCAGAATAAAACGAACAATACTTCCAATGTTACAGTTAAGGTGGCAGCAAAATGGACCTATGGCTCATATAACCTATCAAAATGTTCGGGGTCTTGTACTATTGACGGCACTAAGTACACTTTTTCCTCTGCCTTTAATACAGGTCAAACTACTTCAGGCAGTGCGACTATATATTCTAAGACACTTAATATCAGTCATGCTTCGAATGGAAAGAAAACACTGTCATGTTCGGCTTCTTATGTATCAGGAGTTAGTAGTGGGACAGTAACCGATTCGGCATCTAAGACATTAACGGCCATTCCTATAGACACGGAAGAACCTAGCAGCAATATACTGCAGAGCGTGTCTACCACAGACACATCACTCACTTGGTATTTGTATAACTTCAGTGCACTGCAGGAGAATTCAAGAAGGTTTAGATTCACTTTATATAATTCTTCAGGTGGTGTAGTGTCAGAAGGCACTGTTTATCGATCCGCAGGAACCACAGATGTGTCCTATACGTTTACAGGTCTTGAGCCAGGAACGTCATATCGTCTTGAAACTAAGATGAATGGAGTGACACCAGCTGGTGTGAATGTGGATAATATTCACACTTATACCAACTCAGGCGCTACAAAAGAAGAAGCAACGACCTTGAGCCTGCTTACATCCGCTACAGCTGAGTCTATATGGACATATGCTTATGGGATTAACAAATCTTCCATAGATCGTAAAATAAGCTTCACTGCGAATGGTAAAGAGTTCTTTTCTAGTACTTTGCTAGCTGGAACAACACCATCTGCTCAATATGCTTATTATTATGACATAGAAGAAGGAGAGTCATACGACATCAAAGTAACACTTACCAACAGTTTTGCAGGCTTATTTCTAGCCTCAAAGAGCGAGACTGTTGACATTCCTTGGGATAAAGCCATGAGCATTGGTACGATTAATGTGGGTGAGACTACAATTACAGTGCAGGCATACGGGTTGAATGGCAATAAGGATTACGCTAGAACTCTGAAGTGGTATGTTAAGGGCCCTAAAGATACAAGTTATGTGCAGGAATCCACTACACAGGTTAATGCTAACACATCAAATACTTCATTTACATTCCCAAAATCAAACCTGAGAGCCAACACGATGTACGAATTCAAGGTTGATTTAGTGAAAGATGGTGAAGTGTTGAATTCGTTGACTACTTCAGCAAATACATTGCAGGTGAGCGGTACGCTAGAAGTTGAAAATATTGCTGATACTTCTGTGACGTTATACCTATCAGGAATGAAAGGCTCTATCGGACGAACAATTAAGTGGTACTACAAGAGAGCCGTTGACTCAGAATATATCTTAAGTGGAGAAACGACCATGACAAGCAGTGCATCAAGCGTTGCTAAAGTGGTTACAGGCTTAGTTAACGAAACGGCATATAACTTCAAAGCCGAAATCTATGACACTGCTGATACAGGCTACATTATTGGACTGAAAACAGGCACTGCGACAACGCAAAAGCAAATAGCAATCATGTCACTTGCCAAAGCGACAAGCGTGTCTCTACGGGTTAATTTGTCCGATATGGAGACGAATGTAAACTACGACAAGCACATCTATTGGTACATCAGAAGGTCTACAGACGCAACATTTACATTAGCAGGAGTGGACATAGTGAGTGGTAGCGATGATATATCTACGATAAGTAGATTGTTTACGGGTTTAATATCCTCGACAATCAATAAAGATGGAACATTAAGTGAGGCATTATACAATGTGCGAGCAGTCATTAAGAAAAATGATGCAACCACTATGGCAACAATCACAAATACATATATGACATCACTAAGAGACAGCGACATTCCAACACCTTCCATAGTGGAAGTATTGCAGGTTATAGGTGAAAAGAACGCTGAAATGTGGTGGGAGGCACCTGAGCATATTGAAAGCTCAGAAGCATATGTGCATTATGAGATTGAAATATCAACAGATGGCATCAATTTCACACAGGTAGACATCCTAGATGCACCACCTGCAGAGTATACATTAGTAGCCTTTGATACGTTTGATACGGACTATTACTTACGAGTAAAGGCATATCCAGTGATTGCAAGCGAGGACACAAAGTATTCGAATGTAGTTAGAGTTCGCATGAGCGAATATTTTGACTGGGAAACAGTTTCAAAAGATGCAGAGTGTATAGTTCGTGCAGATAAGTGGAATCTCATTGTGAGATACATCAAGAAAAGATTGAACGATAAAGGGATTGAAACATCGTTTGAGTTTACACAGGCAAAGCGTGGAAAGGATATTACGGCGGTCATGTTTAACCAATTAGTGAACTCCTGCAATGCCTTTTACATCACAGGTGTGGACCTGCAGCTTCAGGGAAATGCTGTTAAGGCAGAAGATTTGTTAGCACTGCAAACCGCTGTCAACGATAAGGAGGAATAGTATGAAAGTAGGAGAAGTTCTAGCTCATGTAAATGAGGTAAAGCCTAATCCGTATACACAAGAATTGTTATTGGGTTGGCTTAATGATATAGAAGCAAAAATTCAAACGGAAGCGCTGGAGACTAAACCTGAAGGAGTCCATATTTACGAACTTCCTCAGGATTTAGATGCGGAAATGATTTTACCACGACCGTACGATGAGTGCTACAAACTATATGTGCAGGCACAGATAGACTTTGCACTGCAGGAGTTTGGAACATACAACAACACAATGCAAATGTTCAATGCAGCCTTCAATGAGGCTAAAAAATATTATGTTAGTACCCGTGAGAAGAAAAATCCACTGAAAATTAAAGTGTATTTATAGGAGGTATTATGGGATATTTACCAGAGATGCCAGTAGAAGTAGAGGCAATTAGACAGCAGACAATAGAATTTAAGGGATATTCTAATGCACCAATCATAGCGGATGGCGAGATGAGAGATATGAAAAACCTCTCATCTGACCTTTATCCAACGTTAACGCAGCGAAAAGGGAGAGGTTTATATTCTGACATGTTAACTAGGCCTTACAATATCCTCGCGTGGAAGGAGAAATTGGCTTATGTTGACGGGAAGACTTTCTTCTATGATGGGGAAAGGAAGGGTGCATTAATCTCTGAGGGAGAAAAGATATTGGCTCCCATCAATAATAAAATATGCATATTTCCTGATAAAATCTGTTACAACTTGATATCTAACAAGATGGAAACCTTAGAGGCTCATTTCGAAACAGGGACGTTGGATGAAGGAGCATACATTAATGTAACAACAAATACTTTGACAATACCAAATGCAGACTTCAGTGACTTTGCCTTTGATGATGCGGTTATCCTCAGTGGATTCACCACTTTTCCTGATAATAATATATCGGCAAAGATTGTCAAAATTGAAGCGAATGTCATTACATTTCCAGACAATTCTTTTAAGATGCCTGATGGAAGCCTGGAAACTGGGAACTACAGAGAATATGGGAATATTAAGATTGATAGAAATGTACCTGATATGGATTACCTAGTAGAAGCAAATAATAGATTATGGGGATGCAAAGGCAATTCGATCTACAGTTGCAGGCTAGGTGACCCAAAGAATTGGGAAGACTATTCAGCGATAGCAAATGCTTCGTATGCAGTTGACGTTGGTACTGATGGAGACTTCACAGGCGTAACAGCTTACCCGACTCATATAGCTTTTTTCAAAGAAGACTACATTCACAGGCTATATGGGAACAATAAGCCATCTACATATCAAATAGACACCATACGAGGGTTAGGCTTACAAAAAGGCTGTCACAAGTCGATACAGGCCATAGACGGTATCATTTACTACAAGAGCCGAGAAGGAATTGTAGCTTATGACGGGACCTATCCAGTACTCATTACACAAAACTTCAAGTATAAATACACGGACGCTGCAGCGGGGACGGATCTAATGAAGTATTATGTTTCAATGAAACGGCCTGATGGGGTGTGGGATTTATTTGCATATGATTTGTCAAAGAGGATATGGCATCGTGAAGACAATACTCACGCCTCAATGTTTACCTTTTTGCATGGTAAACTGATATATATTGATGACGGCGTTAATAAAATTTATAAAGTAGTTGGAGATGACGAATACATCCAAGAAGATGAGCATATGGAATGGTATGCAGTGTTTGGGGATTATGATGAGTATATCGAAAATAAAAAGGTTTACTCTCGTATTCAGATGCGTTTTGAAATGGATGATGAGTCTGAAATGACGGTTTCATTATCTGAAGACAATGGAGTATGGCAGCAGCTGTGCCATCTTTATACAGATAGGAAAAGAACAATGTATTTGCCAATTATCCCCAGAAGATGTGACAAGTTCAAGTTAAAACTTGAAGGTAAGGGCAGAACCAAGATAGAGTCTATCGTTAGGATTTGCAGAGAAGGGAGTGGAATATAATGATTCAGATTCCAAGAATACCTGAAAGCTTAAAAACCGTAGAAGAAGCATGCAGGGAATTTAACAATATACTTGCACAGATTCAAGACCAAATTAATCGTGACCTTAACACTATCGAGGTAGAGATGGAAGAAATTAGGCAAGCTTAGGCTTGCCTTTTTGTTTACATAAATTACCAGTACAAACTTGTAAACCGACCTTGTTTTGCTGTTGACAGCATAAAAATAGCACTAAGAGTCGGCAGGCGAAAACATGAATCAAATATGAGAAGATAAAGAAAAAACAGGAGGACGAAAAGATGGCATATGTTAAAAAGGAATATCAAGAGACTGACCCATATACATCAGCCTATTCAGATACAATAACTGAACTAACAGGAAAGGTGTCTAATGGTGAGAAATTCGACTATAGCCCTATGACTGATGCAGCATATCAGTCGTATGCAAGTCAATATGGTAGGCTTGGTAAGGAAGCAAGGCAGAATACTCTTGCGGATGTTTCGAACAACACAGGAGGATTGGCATCGACTTATGCGACAACAGCAGCGATGCAAGCACAGAATGTCTATGATCAGGCGCTTACTGACAAAATCCCAGAATTAGAAGCGTTGGCCTATGACAAGTTCAATAATGAAAGAAACTACAATCTCAATGCTCTAGGTGCAATGCAAAGCTTGGATGATTCGGCATATAGCAAATGGGCGGATAATCGAGACTATAACCGTAATACATACGAGTATGATAATAACTTTAACTATCAGAATTACAGAGACGATATTGGCGATCAACAGTGGGATAAAGAATATGACCTTGACCTCAAAAACTACGAGTTAAACAAACAACAGCAAACATGGTCGCAGAAATTCCAAACACAACAGGACAAATATCAGAGAATGTATAACAAATGGACTACATTGGGTTATGCCAATAAGCAGGTTGCAAAATACTTTGGCATTAAGGTGGGCACAAAAACATCTGACCAGAAATATAGAGACGCACAGATTGCTGCAATGAAATCAAGTGGCAGTTCGGGAGGGAGCGGCTCTAGTGGAAGTTATAGCTCAGGAGGTGGCAGTAATTCCTCAGGAAGCATGCCTGCGGGAGGGAAATCGGGACAGAAAGCATCTTATGAGCAAGGTAGCTTGAAAAAGACTACAAAACATTCAACCACAGTCTATAAGGTAACAGAAGAATACTGTGGTAGTGCATTAACGAAAGGTGCTACCAGAGGCTTCTTAAAAGAGTATTGTTTGAAAAAATTGAACGAAAAGAAGATTAGTCGTTCCGAGTATTTAAAATTGCAGAAGCAATTTTTCTCTAATGTGAAATAAGGAGAAGCAGATGAGTAAAGCAAGTGACAGAAAATGGTTTGAAAAAGAAATAGCATCAGCCAGGAAATCAGATCAAGAAGAAAAGAAACGAAACAAGGAAATTATAAATAATTGGAATAAGAAATATCCTAACCACAATCCAAAAAACAACACAAAGAATACCGTTTCTAAACAGTTAGCGAATAAAGATATTGCAACTTCTGCAAAGAAGCCGACTTTCAATACGAATAACAAAGCAAACCAGGTAAACATTCAGAATTCTGGAAAGAGCAAGGCTACTAGCAATGCTAAAAATCGCAGGAGAACTGCGAATACAGGTGCAGGCGAACTTAGCAAGGTGATGAATACGAATGGTGGTAATGCTCGCACATACAATCAAATAAGAGAGTCCAAAGCTGGAGACAGGATTGGTAACGCTACTAAAGGAACAGTAAAGAATGTTGGTTCATCTTTCATGAATACTTTTGCGACTATGCACGGCAATATTAGTCAAGGGAGAATTAATAGAGAGAATCAAAACGCCTATACAAGACAACGCGGTAGTAATGATAGAAGATGGGTTAACAAAACCAGCGAAGAGAAAAGACAAATCAAAGAAAGTGTTAAGCAAACGGCTGAATTCAATAAAAAAAGACGTAATGAGATTCAGTCAATTGCTGACAAAGCATCAGCTGATATTCAAGAAAAAGCTAGCAAATTAAGAGCGGCTGGAAATGCAGACATTGAAAAGGCGAAGGAAGGATTAGGCAAAGCAGGGCAGTTCGGTATTGATTTGTATTCACAGATGCTTCAGTGGGCGGGTGACGCTACGATTGGCGCAGCTACAGGTACTGGAATTTTGGCACCGATGTTTTTGCGTTCCTTTGGTGATTCATCAATGACTGCAAGGGAATCTGGGGCATCAAAAAACAAACAGCTTTTAGTCGGTGCATTAAGTGGTTCCGTAGAAGCTGCAACTGAGAAATTATTCTCCCCGTTTGATGTCATGAAAAACACCGCTGGAAAAGGTATTCTTGACAATGTGGCCGAAAGAACCGCATATAATCTGACTAAGAAATTAACTAAACAGGGCGTTTCGAAGGATCTAACGTATAAGATTGTCAAGAATGCAGTCAAAGCTGGCTCTGGAATGATTGAAGAAGGGTCAGAAGAAGTTGTATCCGATTTGTTTCAGCCCGCTATTGAATCGATCTACGACAAGAACGCAATTGAACAGTATAAGCATCCAATAAAAACTGGCTATTTACAGCAGATGGGCAGTGATTTTGTTATGGGCGCAGCTATGTCTGGTGCTCTTGGCGGCGGTAGTGCTATTGTAAATAAGGCAAAGGGAACTCAGAAAACAGCAACCTTTTCCGAGTCCGAGAAAACTGAATTAATCAAGGCCGGAAAAGCGCAAGGAGAAAAGTCTGAAGCATATAGTTTTGCGACAAGCCTAGAAAAACAACAATCTAGTGGAGAAGCTGTTTTGAATGAACAAGTAGTTGACTTGGCTAATAAAATCTATCAGGAGCAATATAAAACCGAGAAGGCCATGATAGAAAAGGCTAATATAGCTGAACAGGAATATGTACAAAATTTGCATGCTACAGCGGGTACTACTGACATGATGAAGAACGATAGACGTGTTGGGAGCGAAGTAGAGCAAGTTATGGTTGACCAAGTTATGGCAAAGAGAGTAGCTGGAAAAGCAGCCGAGATAGAATCTATGATGACAGCCAGTGGAAGAGATGCAGAAACATCGAAAGCGGTATCAACACCTATTGCTAGAATTGTACTGGGAACAGCAACAGCACAAGATTTCAATGTTGCTGCAGTAGGCAATGAAGACGCACGTGCAATCATAGAAATGGAAACAGGCGTAAAGCTGCCTTTCTCTAATCAGAGTACCATAGATGAATTGTCGATATATGCAGCAGGAATGAAAGCAAGGCAGAAGGAAGGCGTCATTAAGGAGGCTAGACAAGAAGCAAGAGAAATGGCTTCTCAGGCCCTCACGGTGAATCTTGATGAACAGACTGCAGCAATATTCAATAAGGGTATGGAGGATATTGATTTCAAGAAACTTCCTGAATACGTAGCAGGGTTCAATCTATACTATCAAGGAGGCCAAGTTAATTATGACTACGGAAAGATATTAAAAACCTATGATAAGGTTATTCCTGAAGCAGTGAAAATGGCTGCATATAATGCGGGAAATCAGATATACCATATTGAGCAAGAGCAAGTCAAGCAAGCGCAGAAAAAGGTCGTTAAGTCTAAGAGACGTATCGGCAATCTTACTATGTCCGAAAAGAATGAGAAACAGTTCGGTAAGGAGAAATCTGCAGCATTAAACACATTTGTGCAGGTTACGGGTAAGAATGTTGTGGTTGTGGATCAGATAGATGTTGCTGGGCAAAAGGACGTAGCTAATGGCAAATATCAAGATGGAACGATTTATATCTCTGCAAAGTCGCAAAATCCTATCTTTGATGTGCTTAAACATGAATTAACACATAACCTGCAGGAGACAGCACCAGAAGCATATAATGAATTGAAGCAATTTGTATTCAAAAAGTTTTATGAAGCTGACCAGAAAAAATATGATGCTAAGATTAGAGGCATGATTGATAGATACGCAAGAAACGGTGTAGACCTTACTGTGTCTCAGGCTGAAGATGAATTACTTGCAGACGCTACAGATGTTTTCTTTAAAGATGTGGACATGATTGAGTCATTAGTTAATGAAAATCGTTCGTTAGCTGAAAAATTGGTTGACGGTATTAGGGCATTGTTGGACACGCTGCATAGAATGGCATCAGGAAACAAGAAGGGTGACTGGCTTGAGGCACTTGGGATTGTGGAAGAAGCGCAGTCGCTTTGGGCTAAAGCTTTGAATGAGAGCATTGGTGTGAAAGCAGTATCCGAGACAAAAGAGAAGTATTCACTTAAAGATAATGAAGGCAATTCTTTATCAGAGAATCAAGCTGAATACTTCAAAAAATCCAAAGTGCGTGATAATAATGGGCATCTCAAGGTTATGTATCATGGGACATCAAGAGCAGATAGAGTAGGAAACTATTTTGACCCTGAACGTGCTACAAGTGGACCAATGGCTTTTTTTACTGACAACAAGGATATTGCTGATAACTACAGCAAGGATAAGCAAGACACATCTATTAATTATGATAACGAATATGACTCATATGAAACACAATTCCGTATTAATTACAATGGGAAAGATATGAGCATTGTCGAATTGTGGGGGAAGTTGTCTAATGCAGAAAGAGAAGAGATTAAAACTAAGGCTAAGGAAATCGCATTTGATGACGATGTAGAAAACATTATTACTATTCCAGGCAATAATATTGGGAATGGTTCTTATGACCTTAGATATGCAAAAGGGAACGCATTACAGGCATTGGTTGATTCTTGGCTTAATAGTGGAGACTTAATCAATGAGGAATCAAGGTTCATGGAAGTACTTGAGCTTGCAGGAGTAGAAGGCGTATACTATAACGACCCGTATTTAAGAGATGAAAAAGTATATGAAACATATTTAAATGTAGTCAATCCTATGTCAACTGCAGATATCGATCAATCCTTAATAGCTGATTTAAAAACTTGGCTTGAATCTGCTGACTTGTCAGTTTACGAAAGCGAATCCGCCAATTCTGATATGTGGGATAAAAGAAATCGTAATCCACTAGAATGGGTAGAGAGTCTTGAAAGAGATATAGAAAAAGGCACAACTCATGCATGGACTTCAATACCAGATGCAATCACGGCTTATTTAAAAGATAAAGGGTATGATGGGATTATTGACCAAGGTGGGAAAAACGGTGGAGACATTCACACTGTTGTAATTCCGTTCTATTCGGAGCAGATTAAGTCTGTAGCGAACGAAAATCCCACAACTGACACAGACATCAGATATCAGATGAAAGAAAGTGAAATCAAGAGATTTAACATAGATAAGACACAAGTGCTCGCTAACATGAAAGCCGTGACAGAGATGAACCCAGTGACTACGCTCACAGGTAAAGAGTTTGCCAAGGGTCAGATCGACTTAGTTACTCAGGTATCAGATTATTTTGATAGCATTGGGAATGAAGTGCATCATCCAGTGCTCGGAGATATTTCTCTTGAGCACAAAGGAGTGAAATCATCGATAGGTCACGGAGTGGGGAGAATGAAGGCAGTTGCATTTAAGTCTCTTACAGAAGTGATTGAAAATGGAAAAATTATTGATGCACATTACAACTGGAAGATGCGGGGCTATGATACTATTGTTTTGTCAGCTCCAATAAAAATTTGGAATCTAATAACAACTAGAATGGATGATTATTATGTTGGGGTTGTTGTAAATAGAGATACTTCTAGTGCATATCAAGGTTATTACCTTCATGAACTTGAGATGGTACAAAAAAACAGCGTGCCTTCCAAGACCGCGGCGACCCAATCGGGAAGTACTCGCGGAGGCAACACTGCTTCTTTATTTAGTTTACTCCAACAACTGAATGATGTCAATAGTTTGACAATAAATGAGATTGTTTCAGATGTAGGAAAATTCCAGATTAAGGATGATAGTGACAACCTAAAACAGAAGGTGTCTGAGCTAGAAAAAACCAATAAAAAATTAAAAGCGGAATTCAAGAGGTCTAAGTTTGCCGAACCAGAACCAAAACAGACTGGGATTGCGGTCTCAAGACTAATTGAAGCATATCTTGGCAAGCGCAATGGCATTTTGCACGAAAGTGTAATGACTGATGTGAAACAAGTCTTTGCGGAGATGCGAAAACCTGAAGGGAACTGGAACCTTATTGATGATTTATGCCTTAATGTAGCGGATAAAATCACGGACAAAATGGAAATACTTCATGACGAAATGTGGACGGATTACAAGGGATTGCGTGACACCTTAAGGAAAACAACTTTGAGGCTCAGTGAAAACTATTGGAATGATATCGACGATTTCAATGAACTGAGAAAATCACATTTCGGAATTGTAAAACTATCCAAGAACTCAGGCATTCCGATTGATACCTTTTATCAAGAGCTAGCTGAAACACATCCAGGAGTGTTTGATGCTCAGGAATACACAAATGAAGTAGACCAGCTTTACAATATCCTGGAAGTGGTTGAAAGTATTAAACCTTATGTGGAGGAATATTCAGAAGGTGAGATAGCTGAGTTCAGGGATACGATTGCGAAAGATGTGTTGCAGATGTCATATGACTTGGCGCAGAAAAAAACATTTGCGGATCTAAAACATGAGGAAAAGATGAAGGCTGTTGATAAAGTAAAAGCTGAGAGAAATGCTTTGATGAAAAAACAGAAAGAACGTATGAAGTCTAGACTTGATAAGAAAGATGAGTTTTATAAGAATAAAATCAATGATATTAAGCAACAGAATAAAGACAAGAAAGAAAAGAAATACTACACTTCAAGAATCGAAGCCTATACTCAGTGGATGTCTGAAAGCTTGTTGAGACCAACAGAGACAAAACATATCCCTCATGGATACGCAAAGGCTATTGCTACAATGCTGTCTGGATTCGATTTTAGCACGACAAGGACAGATAACTGGACGCGGAAGTATGGCCCATCTCGAAGAACAATGAAACTGGCTGAACTCAGAAATGAATATGAGAAGCTAGCAAAGAATGAAGATTCCACCATTGAGATTGATGAGAGTATACAAGATGCGCTTAGCATACTCAGTGCGGAGCTAGATGGGAAAAGATTTTCGGACCTGTCCATTGATGAGCTTGAGCAAGTGTATCGGTTAATTAAGCATATTCGCTTCTCACTGTCCACAATGAATAAAACTTTCAGTGACGGCCTAAAAGAAAGTATTTCAGAGTATGGAGATACCATAATTGCAGACAACGCAACCATGAAAGCCAAGAAACAGTATGAAGGATTCAGAGGCGAAATTAATAGGTTCTTCAATGAAACAAATATCAATCCGATTGATATGTTTGAAACTGTTGGTGGGAAGATGTTTGAGCTTTACCAAAATATGAGACGTGGATTTGATAAGCATATTGATAATGTATCGCAGGGCAAAGATTTTATTGCCGAGCTTGCTAAGAAGTACAAAGTGAAGAAATGGATTGATGATAATGCAAGAGCAAAAAAGTTCACTTTAGAAAACGGAGGAATTATAGAGTTAGTACCATCACAGGTCATGTCGCTTTATTGCTTAATGAACAGAGAACAAGCTGTGGATCATATCCTTGGTTCTGGAATAACTGCATCGCCAATTGGGGTGGTAGACAAGACTAGACAGAAGCTGACAAAATCATTTGCGAAGCGCAGATTGTCAGACGCACAAGTAATGCCAACAATTGATGATGTAAAAAGAATCATTGGTAGTCTTACTGCAGAACAGAAAAAGGTCGCTGATGAGCTACAGAGTTTCATGGGGACTACCTGTTCTGAGTGGGGTAACGAAACTTCTATGAAACTATATGGGTACAAGAAGTTTACTGAAAAACACTATTTCCCGATTAAATCTTCAGATGCTTTCCTTGATGAGAGTTTCGACAAAGTTCAGGCATCTAAGATTAAGAATGTAGGATTTACAAAAAATACTGTAATGAAAGCGAACAACCCAATTGTGGTTGACGATATCTTTAATGTATTTACACAGCACGTGAATACGATGTCCATGTACAACTCATTAGTCCCTGCACTCACTGATTTTGAACGAGTATATAATTACAAGCAAAGAAATAGTGACGGGAAAATATCGGCCACAGTGCAGAAAAGCATTCAACAATCATTTGGTGACAACGTGAACAATTACATTCGCAGGTTTGTTAATGACGTAAATCAGAATCATGCTAGAAACAACGACACTAATCTGTCCAATAAGTTACTTGCGAATTACAAAAAGGCAAAAATTGGAGCAAATCTTAGAGTGTTGGTACAACAACCTACTGCTATTGTTAGAGCGGCAACAGTGATAAATCCTGCATATCTTATGACTCCAGGAAAGATTAGCTTAAAAGAAATGCAAGAGCATTGTCAGATTGCAAGGTGGAAAAGTTGGGGTTTTTATAACACTGATGTTTCCAGAAGCATGAGAGATATCTTCATTGGCAAGCGAAACATTGTCGATACATTGTTCATGGAAATGTACGGAAAGGCCGATGACATTACATGGGCAACAATATGGAGCGGTGTTAAGAAAGAAATTAATTCTAAGCGAAAAGATTTGAAGCCCGGAACGGATGCATATTGGAAAGCTGTTAACGAACGGTTCTCGTATGTGGTTGACCGTACTCAAGTAGTTGACTCGGTATTCCATAGATCGCAAATTATGCGTAGCCAAGACTTAGCAAGCAAGATGATTACATCATTCATGGCAGAGCCTACAAAAACATTCAACATGATGCGTACAGAGCTTGTACTAGCAGGGAAAGACTTTAAAAACGGCAATAAAAAAGGTGCTGCAGCTAGAGTGTCACGAGTGACAAGCGTATATGTGGCAAATGCAGTTGCAGTATCAATGGCAGCAGCACTGATTGATGCACTTAGAGCAAGAGGTGAGGATGATGACGACAAAGATTATTTAGAAAGATGGCAAAACTACATCCTAGAAAACTTTATTGATAATGCAAATCCAGCAAACCTATTGCCACTGCTCCGTGATGTTAGCTCTATGGCACAAGGGTTTGAAGTGTCGAGAATGGATATGGATGGCATTGCAGACCTAGTGAATTCTATTAAAATGTGGAGTTCTGACAAATACACAATATACGAAAAGACAAAGTTAATGGCCTCTGCAATCAGTTCTGTTACAGGAATTCCGTTAGGCAATGTAACAAGAGACGCTGAAGCTGCTGCAAAGCAAATTGCAAAGTGTTTTGTAGCTGAGGAGTACATTGGATACTTATCTGCGAAATACAGATATGATATCACCCTGGAAGAAAACAGACCAAAGTTCATGGCATACTACATCAAGGCGATGAAAAATGGAGATATGGATGTTGCTAGAATGATTGAAGATGACATGAAGGCTAATGGTGTTGACTCTGAATATATTGGTGGCAGGATTTCAAAGGCATTCTCAAAGGAATTTAAGACGGCATTGGAAAGCAATGATGCTGACAAGATAGAATCAGAAGCTAGCAGGTTAATTGATGCAGGTGTAGATAGAGAGTCTGTTGACAAGAAAGTTAAGACGGCACTTGGTGGTGCTTGTGACGATGCCCTTGAGAATGAGGATTTAGGCACAGCGTATGAAGTCATCAATACAATGGAAGAATACGGAGTTGATTATGACTATATCCTTGGAAAGAAGCGTAACCTAGCTGTATATGAAATAGCCAGCTACATTCGTGTTGGTAGAATGGATCGTGCTTACGCAGATGCTTATGACTATCATGATGACTACAACTGGAAAGTTAATGCTTTAATTGAAGGTGCAAAGAAAATCGCATATGGCAACTAAGAGTAGGGAGGCGAAAGTCTCCCTACATTACGTTATGATAATGAAAATGATGAAAGGAGAATGTTGATGGTAAATGTACATTTTGAAATAAACGGACAGCATGCTTCATGCAAAGAAAAACGGATACTTGCTGCAGGAAGCAAAAACTACTTGAATGCAGTGTTCAAGTTTTCTCCGGAATGGGCAGGCATGTGCAAAACGGCAATATTTGAGCGAAATGGCATCAAGAAATATCAGTTGTTAGTAAATGACGAATGCCTAATTCCGTGGGAAGTGATAAAGCAGGGTGGGTTCGTATGTTCTGTTGTAGGTATGATGAATGGCGAAGTAATTTCGACCGTCAGAGAAGATGCGGATATGGAATGCTTGCCATTTCCAGTATTGGTTAATGGAGGATACATTGCTGGAAAGACTATTGAACCTCCGACAGAAGATATCTATGAACAAATTATTGACATGCTAATTGCATCAACTGAGAAATCAAATCAAGTACTGGCAGAAAGCATTGAAACAATTATCATTGATGAAAATCAACATTTAATTGTTATCACAAAAGCTGGTAAAAGACATGATTTCGGGTTCATGAAAGGCGACAAAGGAGATCCATTTACTTTCGCCGACTTTACAAGTGAGCAGTTGGAAATGTTAAAAGGACCACGTGGAGAACAAGGGCCACAGGGTTCTAAAGGATTGCCTGGAGAACCAGGAGATACTGGAGAACAAGGCCCGATGGGTGCGCAAGGAGAACAAGGTGTCCCAGGACCAAAGGGCGAGAAAGGTGATCAGGGAATACAGGGTGAACAAGGTCCAAAAGGTGATGGATTTCAGATACTAGGTCACTTTACAACAGTAGATTTGCTCGACTCATCAGTAACGAGTCCTACAACTGGAGACGCTTATAGCATTGGGGTTATAGCTCCGTATGATATTTACATATTTGATGGATTGAATAACGTTTGGGTTAATAATGGCCCATTAAAGGGAGCAAAAGGTGAAAAAGGAGATACTGGAGATAGAGGACCGCAGGGAGTTAAAGGAGAAAAGGGCGAGAAGGGAGAACAGGGAGATACTGGAGTACAAGGTCCTAAAGGCGAACAAGGTATACAAGGGCAAAAAGGAGAAAAGGGCGACACAGGGCCTCAAGGATTACAAGGAATTCAAGGAGAACGCGGACCAGCAGGCAGTGATGCTACAGTCATTTTAGACGATGAATTGTCAACTACTTCAGATAATGCAGTTAAAAATAAGGTGATTGCTAACGCATTAGCAAATTTTTCGGGTGGCGGCGTAATCGTCAGCGAAACTCAACCAGAGAAAACCAACGTGCTTTGGATTGATACTGCAACCTTTGGCGTTGCTAAGTATTATGATGGCTCAGAATGGGTTACGGTAACATCTGTATGGGGGTGAGCATATGACAGCCGATGAATTTAAGGCGATAAAACAAAGAGTGAAAGCCGAAATGGAAAGACGTTCGCTAGCAGGACTTGACCAAGACGAAGAACCGATTGATTTTGGTTCACTGAGAGAATTCAGTGAGGAAGAATACGATTTTGTAGAAGTCCCAGAAAAGGGTTCGAGAGTTCTTGCCGAACATGGGGAAAAAACCATAAATATTCTCTATGCAGTAGAAGACCAGGAGGCAAGTTTTGTTCGAAAAGGTGAACCGCTTCCATCAGTAAATAGTTTAGATGATTACTTGGATTTGATATCGAGTGAATCGATAGAAGGTGAGACTAGCTCATGCAGAGGTGCATGTAGTGGTCTGTGTTTTGGAAGTTGCATCGGTGGATGCAACGGGTGCTCAGGCGCTTGCGATAGTGGATGCCAAGGCTGCACGGCAACATGTGGAACAGCATGTGCAAGCAGCACGATGGTGTAGAAAGGAGAAAATATATGGCGTGTTCATCGTCAACGTGTTCGGGAGCGTGCAAAGGTACGTGCCTCGGTTGCGGACCATGCACTGGTTGCTTGGGCGTCTGTACCGCAGCATGTACTAAGGATTGCACTGGATGTTCGGGCACTTGCTCAGGAGGCTGCACGGGTTGTGGGATCGGATGTTCGCCAGGCTGTACGGCCTCATGCACCGGAGGGTGTCAAGGTTGCACTGCCTCATGCACCGGAGGGTGTCAAGGTTGCACTGCAGCATGTATGGTTGGCTGTGGAGGCTGCACAGGCTGTTCTGGCTGCGGCGGAGCTTGTTCATCAAGCTGTAGCAGTTGCTCAGGAACTTGTACGGGATGTCAAGCATGCAGCGGGTGTTCGGGATGTAGTGATGGCTGCGGTGGTAGTTGCAATACAGGATGCGCAGGTGATTGTAAAAGCAGTTGCTTGGGCCAATGCTCATCTACATGTTTTAACACATGCAGTGGGCAATCAACAGTTACAGTTAAAAATAATTTGGAGGGATAAAAAATGAAATTAATATTTAAAGACAAAACACAGGTGGAAATTACTAACATCAGATTTTCAAACGGATATTTTGGAACTGATGGTGCAAGAACAGTTATATCGATTGCAGGTAAAAAGGCACGAGAAGCAGATGATGCAAAATTAAAAGAGCTATTCGCTGATGAAACAAAAACGTCAGAGGTTAGAATTGTGACAGAAAATGGCGGAGTCGAAAAAGAAGGTGACAAAGTATATAGTCTAACCGGATTTATCGATTACGTTAGGGTCATCAACGACTACGAAGAAAAAATTGATATCATGTTTGACGGCGATATGGGGGCGAAATAATGAAGAAATTTAGAATGAAAATAGATGAAAAAGTAATCAGTTACTTAGAACGGACGTTTTACGAGAACGAAATGACGAAAGACAATATAGCGTTTCTTATTACGAATTATGGAGAATTGGTACTTGAAACAGAAGCCTTTAAGGCCTATGAAAAAAAGCAAATCGAAGCTAAAATGCATTATGAAAATGCAAAAGCCGAAATCACAGAACGCTATGTTGCCCCAACATTTGGCAATCATAACGTCAACTGGCAAATCGATTTTCGAACTAGACTGTTATATGTTACACAGATGTGTGACTGCGAAATTCGCACAAATGGTATGTTTGAGGAGGTCATGTAATGCCAATACCAAAGGTAGAAGAATACTGCGACTGGTTAGCAAGGCTTTACCCGGAATATCCACCAGGAATGCTTGCAAAATCTGTGACTTTTCAGGTAACCGATGATTGCAACTTGGCCTGCAGTTATTGTTACCAAACTCATAAAGGCAAACGCAGAATGAGTTTAGACGTTGCTAAAAAGCTGGTAGATTTGTTATTGATCGGAGATAAAGGTATCGGGTCATATATTGACCCGGTAACTTCTCCGGGGATAATACTGGACTTTATCGGTGGAGAGCCGTTACTTGAGATTACGTTGATAGACCAAATCGTTGACTACTTTCGAGGTGAGGCGCTGCGATTAAATCACCCTTGGGCAGATAAGTTTAGAGTTGGAATTTGCTCTAATGGCGTACTATATAATGACCCAGAGGTGCAACGAGTATTAACCAAGCACCGTAATCATATGTCGTTTAGCGTAACACTAGATGGGAATAAAGAACTACATGACATGTGTAGATTGTTTCCTGATGGGAAGCCTTCTTATGATATTGCGGTGGCAGCAATCAAAGATTGGATGTCCAATGGCTTTTATATGGGAAGCAAGATTACTGTTGCACCTGCCAATGTGTCTTATGTTTATGAGGCAAGCAAGCATATGGTAGACCTTGGATACAGGGAAATTAACATTAATTGTGTATATGAAGACGGTTGGGAAATATCTCACGCTCAGGAATTATATAAGCAGCTTAAGCAGTTTGCAGATTATGTCATTGATAATGACGTGGATGAACTCTATTATGCCTTTTTTAATGAGGACAATTACAAAAAACTACCTGCTAGCGACAACAAGAACTGGTGTGGTGGAAATGGTGTGATGCTCGCATGTGACCCAGATGGCGTGCTTTATCCGTGTCTAAGGTACATGGAGAGTAGTCTTGGTGATGATCAAGAGCCTTACATTATTGGAGATGTAGATAATGGGCTAGCACCATCACAGTGTCACAAAGACCGATTAAGTTGTCTTGGCTGCATAACCAGAAAAAGTCAATCTACTGATGAGTGTTTTGACTGTCCTATTGGAGCTGGTTGCAGTTGGTGTACAGCGTACAACTACCAAGTTAACGGTACGCCGAATAGCAGAGTCATCAATATCTGCGATATGCACAAAGCAGCGTCTCTTGCAAATGCATACTTTTGGAACAAGTATTACAAGAAGCAGGGAGACCCTAGAATCTTTGCAATGAATTGTCCAAAAGAATGGGCAGTGCCAATCATCGGCGAAGATGAATATGCTATGCTAGAAAAACTAAGCAAGAGATAATATGTAGGGAGTCACATTGGTGGCTCTCTTTTGTTATGCTAAATAAAAACGAAGAAGAGGACAAATGAATGGATTGGACACCGATTATAGTAGCAGGCATATCTGCGGTTGGCATGTTTGCGGGAACAACATACGGCATCAGGAAGTCAAGCAATCTGACTGAGTACAAGTTGGATGAACTGACTAAAGAGGTCAAGGAACATAACGACTTTGCTCGGCGAATGCCAGTAGTGGAAGAACAGATAAAGGTGATAAATCATCGGATTGAAGATTTGGAAGAATATCATAAATAATAGGAGGAAAGAAAAATGAACAAAGGAAAAATTTCAGCAGGAACGATCGCTAGATTGATTGTACTAATTGTGGCACTGCTCAATCAGGTATGTGCTATTTTGGGGTGGACACCTCTTGAACTATCAGAGGAGACTGTTTACCAATTATGCACGTTGGGATTTACTGTAGGGTCCGCTTTAGTAGCATTTTGGAAAAACAACAGTTTCACCCAAGCCGCGATTGGGGGAGATAACTTTAAAGAACACGTCAAGGCAATGTTACGTTTAGACGAAAACTATCTAGACAATCGAAAAGGGGAAGAAGAGAATGAAGATCAATAAGAAAATCTCAAAATATAATCATGACAAATATACCAATAGAGATATTAAATATATCGTTATCCACTACGTAGGAACCACATCAACCGCCAAAAATAACGTAGACTATTTTGCGGGCGGTGACCGTCAAGCATCAGCTCATTACTTTGTGGATGACACAAGTATATGGCAGTCTGTTGAAGACAAAAACGCTGCATGGGCAGTAGGCTCTAGCGGATTATTAGACCAGGGCAGCCCTTACGCAAAATATGGCGGAAAGCTTTTCGGAAAATGCACAAACAAAAACAGCATTAGCATTGAAATGTGTTGCAAGAAAAAAAGTGGTAAAATATATATTACTGACGCAACAATCAAAAACACTGCTGAACTGGTTCAGTCGCTACAGAAGAAATATGGAATCAAGGATGACAAGGTTGTACGTCATTTTGACGTCAACGGCAAACTTTGTCCATTGCCATATGTAGAGACGACTAAATGGAAAAAACTTCGTGAGGAGTTGACTCAGACTTCTGAGGCTGTTGAGGGGTTGAAGGTTCTGGAGAAATGTAAAACCAAAGGAAAACTCAATATCCGTACTGGCCCAGGAACATCTTTTAAGATTACTGGTTCGTACAAAAAGGGAACCACCTTAAATATCCGAGATCACAATACGGACAAAACTTGGGGATACACCGAAAATGGCTGGTGCAATATCACCGAAAAATATGTAGAAAAGATTTAACGCAATAATAAAAGTCAAATTAAAAGAGCAGGGCATTTGCCTTGCTCTTTTTTATTGCAAAAAACTCCTATGATGCTACTATAAAATTAAAAAAGGAGAATAACAATGAAACAAAACGAACTAGCATTTAATGTAGAAGAATTAAGCAATGCTGCATCAACTGTCCACAGTATCCAGGAAACACTTTATCAGGCAATCTATGGTGGAATGGATCCAGAGGCATACAAGTTAGCGTTTGTTGCCTTTGGGGAGTTAACCGAAAAGTTGGCGGAGGAGATGGCTGAACTCAAAGATGGGTTGTTTGAAAAATTGGAAGAATGATAAGGAGTTCGACTACATTTCTGACTACAAAAAACGAAAAACAGCATGAAACACCATGAACTATGTTGAAACATGATGAACCATTAAAACACGCTGAAACCATTGAAATTTGAACCGTATTGAACCATAGTGAACTGTGTTGAAATGGCTCAAATTAGTGTTCGAGTCCCTAATGGCGCACCAA